GTACCCTGCGGTCTTAGATCACGTAAGTGATAACTAAGCCCATCCAACTGGCTGGAATGCCAATGATTGTTATACTAGGACCGCCCAGCTCCACTTAACAGTGGAGCGTCGGATAGTATAGCTTCCTACTTCGCTGATTGCGTCGCGTGTTTGCACTTTACGCCTGATCTCATTCCAATGAGACAAAGGTTTGTGTGCTGCGCGGGCTGTTAGCGGAACCAAACGCGGAACTTTGTATTGAACGAGTTGAAGCGGTTCACACCACCTCTTCTTGTAAAATACATCATTTCGTGCTAGATTCACCATGGGGTTTTTGAAGACCCCAGGGTAGTCTGTCTCGCGTGCAACTGGAATGGGACCATAGGTCTCATCCAAAGCTGCGAGAAGTTGAAGCCCGAGTGTAGGGTCTCGCTCACTAATTAAGTTAGCGAACTCTACGTCTCGAAACAGATGACTTCGATTGTCCCCTAAGGGACGACGGTATTTGACGTAACCAACGTCATAACCACCGAAGAATTCTCCACCGCACGATTCTCGAAAGAATCCCGCGGTGCAGGATTTGTTCCTATTGACCTTCAATCCGGCACGCTCAAGGAGCGTGTAAGCCCGGCTTGCGAAGGCAGTAGGGACAATGATGTCATCTCCATAGACCCATACATGCTCACATTCCCCCCGAAGTAAAGCCCAAAAGAAAAGGGCCTCAATCGGGAAACAACACGCAGAACCCATAGGCGCAAATTTGCGCAAAGGGCCATACGTGGTTTCATCGGGGAGTGTAACAAAACGTGTCCTACAACTATCCAGAGCTCGAACCCAATTCTTTGGGAAGATCTTCTGGACTAAGTCCCAGGACACACGGTCGGACGCCTCAGACAAATCAATCGTGCAATATGACCCATCTCGCGATGCGAGACGAGCCATATCACGATTGACGCCTTGATCGGAAAAGTTGACATAACCACTTGTGAGACTATGTCTCTCGATGGTTTCGTATAGCTTTTCCATTAGGCCTTGTTGGATGTACATGAACTCATGCGGTTCGCAGCATATAATGCGCGGACCACGTGAATCCTTAGGTACGAAAACAAGTCTAGCCTGTGGCTCCTGGCACTCCTCCATATGGAGGAGTTCTTCTAGTCTATCCGATAAATCGGTATAGTTAAAGAAGAAGTAGTCGCTGTAATTATACACCTCATCTAAACGAGGTATATAACGATATTGGTGCCACTTCTGGAAAGAAGTGTACCGTTCAGCTACTGCGCCAGGTCCGTGCTTGGGGATGATGTCGGCGGGATTGGCGTTAGCCAATACTCTGCAGACAAACCCCCGTGCGCGGGCACATTCTTCGTCTGACATGACGTGATCAAGCTCAAGATCACGAGTGACAAAAGAAGACGTGCAATCTTTGAGGAATTTCTCTTCAAAGTTGACCTCTTGTTTGTAGTAAAGCAGCGTAAGCTGCCTTACGGCTTGTATGTGATACGCCCGTTTTTCCATATGGAGAGACGGATTCAGCGCTGGGATAGTATGCTCAGAGAGGAAGGCCGGATGGCCATTCCTCAAGAGCTTAAAACCCAGTGGAACAGCGACCATCACATCTTCAGTGATGAGTTGTTGTTCCAGCCACTTCCCAATCTTGGGGAGTGTAGTAGTTAAGAAGGAGTGACCCTCTTTCTCTACTCTGTTAGCAAGCGTATCGATGGTCTTTTGCGAAGTTTGTCTACTTCGCGCGAGTATTGTCCAATTATGGACTAGGCTTTTCAGGTTTCCCATTAAGGTCTCCTATCCGCCTACCTCTGCGAATTCGACAAACTATTGTGACTAATGCTCCAGATTAAGGAGCTTAGTCACATTGGCAGACGATAATAGCTCAACAAGTTGAGCTACGTCCTCTTGGACGATCGCCTCAGTTGCCTGTCCGGTATCGTACCGGAGAGTCAACTGCACCTTCGATGTTCCGATCGTGACTTCATCCGCATCCTTAATGGTGCGGTTAAAAGACACGAGTGAAGCAACCTTCTTTCCATCGCTAGAAGCGTTGTGAGAGATGGCCAGTTCCTTCGGTTCATCGAGAGGTAAGCCAGCCACGCGCCGCACCGTGCCGGTCGAATTAAGACGTGAAACGTCATAATGTTGATCAGCAGGTACTGCGTCTTGGAGTGTAACTCTTGTCGAAAACGACATAAGTAGACCTCGTGGTTGTTACTCAAAGAAAAACATTGAGTAGGTTAAGGCCAATGAACGTTTGTCCATTGGTCGGTAAACTCCAGTCCAGAAGTGGATCTAGAGTTATCTCACCTATTCGGTGAGTAGGTGCCTGCATCTTACCTCGGTAATAATAACGGTTTTGAGTTGTGATGGTTCCGTTTGGACCCATTAGCAAGTCATTTTGACCGTCAAAACCGAAGTGAGGACGAGTTGCATAGACAGCGGTTCTCTTTACAGAGTAACCAAAGTCAACAATCTCGTATTGCAGGTCGAGTGGTCGATACTGGAATTGATCCAGAAAATCGCCCACTCCAACGAACCAGTCAACGACAAAGGACAAGGGCACGGCTTCCCATATAATGGAAGCACCGTTACCGAATCCCAAAGCGTTGTAGAAGTCCGCGATTTTGACTTCAATGTCACTATCACGGTGAAACTTCGGACGGAACATCAAGTGAAACTTGAGGTGCGCGTCTGTCGTTATCTTCTGATCACACCAGAGGTGACCCTCGCCTACAGCCGTGGTACCAAGTACCCGCTGTCCGCCGAGAATCGCATTTGTGTGAGCGCTGGTCGTCGTTTGCCTCAGATTCTGACCTAACCGCGCCTCGAGAGAGGGCGTTACGTCAGCATGCCGGGTCCAGATTTCTCCGGACTTGGCAGCAGCGTTCCAAATGTCTATCTTCGTTTGTAATGACGTGAAAATCTTAAAAAGTTTTTCACAATCGCCCAACATAGGTCTCCAACCTAGTTGAACGTTCAGCACATTTGAGGATAGGTTCTTAAGAACATCTATATCTGAGGACCATAACGTAAACAACTGCTTGATGTCGCGCAATTCAGCAACGAAGTTCACAAGGGAAACCCCTGGAACTAAGTTCGATATGCTCGGCACCATGTGGTTGAGGGCTTGGACTGAAAGGTCCTCAAAGTCGGAAGCACTTAAATTAAAAGTGCCCCACGTCTTGAGTTCCTCGTAGTCCAAAAGATGAACACCTTCAGGGTAATCGCCATAGGTCACATTGATATATCCATAGCCTCCGCGAGAAATGTCGTACAACGTACGACCAGTCTCCGAGTCTTGGAAATAAAAATTAGACCTGTTGTCGAACTCTGAGGTCTTCAACTCGGATGTCATATGTAAGCAATTTTTGAAAAAATTGCTCCCTGTATCAGCTACGATTTTCTTGCGAAAAACGTGGCGTGGTGCAGAGTACACGTAAGTTCCTTGCGACACAACGGTGGTCGGATATTCCGACCATCCTGTATAGTCACAATTGAACTCTTCGGAATCTAGTTTACTAGATTCTCGGGTACGTGAAGACATATTAATCCTCCTAATGTTATGGTGAAGCGCCATTGTGGCACCGGCAACGGGCTGCAAAGCAACCGCGAAAGCGGCGCCACC